TAAGCCCTGCAGACACGGCATATTGTACAAGCTGTATGCTCGCTTCATCGCCAACGGTAGTTACATCCTGTAGTTCGGATGCAAAGTTCTGCATGTCTCTACTTGTCGATTCTGAGAATTGTCCAGTAGCACGCAAAGAGGCATTAAGAAGCGCAACGGCTTTCTCCTGAGCAAAGAAAGCCTGCTCTGCAGCCCTCGCGGTTTTAACAAGCATACCTATCCCGGCCGCTGCGCTTACTACCGGCAATAGAGATTTTACGAGATTAGCTGCAGACTTAGCGGTATTATTTGTTGCCTGCTGCGTCTTTTTCAGATCACGGACGGCGGCCCCGACTTTTGCGTTTACGAGAATTTGAAGCTCTTCAGCAATAGCCATCAGCTACCATCCTATCGCGGAGGCTACACTTATCGCCTTCTGCGTTTCGTTTGTGGTTTACTTGCACCTTGTGTAGCCCCTATCCTTTGCGCCTTCTTGCCGTTCCACGCGTGTATTGTATCTTCAAAGCATTCTATTACATCAAGTAAGTATTCAGGCTGCTCGGCCCATCCGCCGGAGTACGGCAGACCAAATCTTTTATAGCGGTTATACACCTGCATACCGCTATGGTAAAAGTCGTTGAAGTAGCTCTTTATCTGTGTGCGCTCAACCCTGCCACCGGTAAACAATGCTACCGGAGCCTTCTTTGCGTCCCAACTTGTAAGCTGATAATCTCTATAGCCTTCCAAGTCAAGCGCACACGCCGTTACAAAAAATCTTTGTCTACCTCGGGCGACGCAGTAAGCATATGCGCTTCAATCTCTGCAACCAAGTTAGTCGGTACGCCTACCGTCTCATACAACATATCGGCGTTCTTAACATCGGTCACCTTACCATTAACGCTGATACTCAAGTTCTCTATCTTTTTGACAAGCGCCTTTACAAGACCCTGCTCATCCTGGTGGAAGCTCCGGCCATCGTCCGAGACTTTACCCTCAGACGTTACCTTGATGTCATCGAGATAGATATACTTCTTACGCTCGCCTGCTTTCAAAAACCTATGAGTTACCTTTATCTGTTCGGACTCAGGCAGCTCATCGTTCTTGTTCCACTTAGGTATGAATACTTTTTCTTGTGCTACTTCAATAATCATTAGTACGCCTTTTTCGGTAGAACCTTCGTGTCCTGGCTCTCAAAATATAGTACGTCGCCGTTGACGGTTCCTTCATAGCTCCATCCGCTCAAGTCGCCAGCAGATACGTCAACGCTAAAGCCGTTAGACAGTACCGCCATAGTAAACGCACCACCTGCCCTATTGGGTGAAGTAGATCCTGCTTCTGTATCAATTGGTCTGACTACGAGACGTGCATACAAGTCGCCGTCAGTAATCGCCGCGGCGTCGCTGTCTCCGGTATCCGAAGTTGTACGAATCTTTGAGAATCGACCTATAATCTTATGCAGGCCATCCGTATCGTTCGTCCTGAAGGAACCGGACATCGAAACCGTTCCCCCGACAAGCCCCTCAACGTACTCTTTACTGTTCGTGTTTATCTTGCTAACTTCCGCAAGATCGCGATCCTGCGAAAGACTCCAGCTCTCAGTATACCCCAACTCCGTACCGAAGTCGTCGGTTGACTCAGAGGAAGTGCTGAAAAGTAGAACGCCCTCGCGTCCATGAATTACATTACTCGGCATCTTAAGACCTCCATTGAATTACACCGTCCACTACAAAGTGATACGGGTCAGCAGCGCTTTCACGCTGTATTGTCTGTTCTGTGATTCCCTGACACGTCACGGTATATCCGTCGCGTGTTTCGTTCATCGATTCTACTTTATCTCTTAAGGATGTACGTAGCCGCACGCCCCTTATCTTGTTTGTATCCCACAAGTCAAACTGTATCCGCGCTTCCCCCTGGCTTTGCTTTCCGATATGCGCCTTACTGCCGTTATCATCGACAAGCCAAAACACAATATACGGCACGGTTAAGTCGTCGGCTTCCATCCAATATATGCCATCATACTTTCCCGAGAACGTCGAATCAGCTGTTAAGTATTGGTATATAACTTCTTCTACGCTATCAGCCACTGAATACCTGCCTGTATATATCTCGGTAAAGCTTGATAAGGTTCTTGCGGTTCTTGTCTACCGCTGGACGCATGAATGGCTGAGCCTTAGTACCGGGATGGTTTACACTCCGTCCAAATATCTGCTTGCCATCACTAAGCACGCGCGCATTCTTAACCGTTATTACGTGCGGACGTGTACCGTACTCAACGTGCGGTGCATACTCAACATTTGTGCCTACAATAGCAACGTCTCTTTTTACTTCCCGAGAAATACTGCCCTTAAGTCTGCCGTTATCAATCGGAGCATTACGCCTCGCTGCACCTTGTAATATAACCGCCGCGCTCTCAAGAAACTTTGCATTTATCCGAGCCATGGCCTTTGTGGTGTCAACCTTTCGTGTACTTTTTACTGACGCGCTTATCATAGGTCAACCTTCTTCAAGAGCAGCTTGTAATGATGGCTTTTCTGTAGCGTGTTCTTAGGCTCATCCGCTATCAGGTAGTCCTCGCTGTTCCACCTGCACCGCCGCCCCTGGTAAACCTCGGTTGATACATCGCAGTACGCTTTATACTCTGCCCGCACAGTCTGCCCGTCTGCAAAGAACCGTTCCGACCCTTGCGTCAAGTTTACCGCAGCCGGAATCAACGTACCAGTGCTGTAGTCTCCGTCTGTAGATGTACTCCAATAGCCGCCGGTTGACGATGAGAAGTTAAGCAGTATCAAGTCCTCGGTAAAGTAGTCACTAATCATCGAAATACCGGCTTCCTGTATTTATCAAGCATGTCAATAACCCGCTTACAGCTATCGGCTTCAGCCCCTTCGGCCACTTCACACGGCTTATGCGTATCAATCCTATAACGTTGTCGTCTTTTGTATCGTTCTGTTTCTGGTTTACAAACTCTCCGCCCTCAGTCATTGTAAGCTTTGTGGCAGAGGCCGATGATATATTATATAAGCCTACGTTTGAGAAACCGCCCTCGATGACGACATCCATCCCATCGGTAAAGCCCTTATCAAGAAACTCTCCGTCTGTATCTGTTACATAGTCGCCGTCAGTGTCATTGACAAACTCAAAGCCCGTAATGCTCTGACGGTAGACATATCCATCTTGAAACGCATGGCCGAGATAATCTATTATGTCATCCTCAACATACGGTATCCACGTAGTTATACTTGTATCGTATGTAGTACCCGAGATACCGAGTAATGACTTCGCTTCCGCCGTAGTGAGTAGTGCCATTTATTTAAACCCCGCTAAAACATCGTGTATGTTTTTTGCCTCGGATATCGCGCCTTCTGTCATGTACTTACGGCGCTGCAAATCAGTTATCTGTGCATCCGCCCGCTTAATACCTTCTTTTAGGCCCTCTACCCGTTTTTTCAGATATGCCATCTGGCGTGTAGGCTCGCCATAGCCATATTCATACCGCGCCTTGAGTATCTCGCTGTCCTCATGAATGAAAAGCTTGTAAGGCTTACCCTCAAGCATCCACCCGTGTACGATACCGAGAACCCAAGAGCAGGACGACTGCTGATATGAGTATTCCGTTTCGTGCGCCATATGTACACCATACAAACTGATATCGGTGTATCCTTCATGAAGCGCTAAAAGTATCATCCATACCATAGTCGTAGTCACAAATAGGTTGTCGCCCATAACAGGCAGATAAAACTTTTCCCGCACTTCGTCATACGGATACTTTACCGAGTTCGGAATTTCCTCGTAATGGTCCTGCATGTACACGGGACCCTTAAATGTATTAAGCCGCTCCTGTACATTTACATCGCCCCAATACCTGCGCGGGTGCATCTCAAATATACGGTCCGCACGCTTGAAGCCTTCCCGTACAACTGCCGCACTAATGGCCCATATCTCTACAGTCTCATCACCGAACGGCGTCTCAACATAACTCGGTGCCGTGCCTACAATGCAGAGAGGCGGCTTGCGCCCCTCTGCGTTACTTTTTATCTTAGCCATGCGTCAACCTTTAAGGCAGCAGTAGTGCGTATACAGTGACAACGGCAGAGGAAGCCGAAGAACCCCGTATCTTCATATACCCGTTGCTGTCTTTGAACCTATGCGATTCAAAAGGTCCGGCAAAATACTCGCCGTCTCCAGTGCGGCTCTTTCAAAATAAAATACAAGCTTGCTTGCATCTATACCATTACAATCCACATATACATCCGCGGTATCAGACAGTGCGATACCATCAGCCCTGTTAGCCTTCGCATTCCGCGAAAGTTCAGCAGGAGTTAACTCACTCGATCCAGTCATATTTATCTCCTATGGTTTAGTAAGGCCACGCATCAGCATGGCCTATTGTTTAGGTAGTCAGTCCGCTAAACTGAGCGTACACAACGCCAAGGTGATCAGGACGTACAACCTTAGAGCCGTAAATATACAGACCCTTTACGCCGTCCCTGAAATAATCCTCGCGCCGTACTGCTTCAATCTTTGAAAGCTGACCAGCATACGCAATAGCATCGCGGGTACCGAACATAATCCGGTAGTCGGTGCCGTCATTGCTTACGTTGTTAGACTCGTAAAAGTCAAACCCCATTCCCGGTACAGCGCCGGAAAGCGCCTCGCTATTCGGGGTATCAAAGGTATTGGCCCCGTTGGTTATCGAAGCATACCGAAGCAGCTGCATGAACCACGGAGGAGCAATACACCACGGACGCCCGACTGCGTTACTCTCTTTGAGATACCGGCTCATGTAGGTAATGAGGTCAGGCATCATATTGGCGTACAGGTCCAAGATAGTGGCAGAGCTTCCGAGGTTAGTGGCGTTAGTAACGCCAGCCTCGCCATACAGGCCGAGGATGTGCTGATCAATGGTATCGGCAACGCTAAAGGCAGCCTTCTGCATAGCGCCGTCCATGACAGATACGTTCATCTGAGCAGCGTCAACATCGTCAACGGCAAATGCAAAGTACTGTTTCTGATCGATGACAAGTTCACGCTGTGCATCGTCGATATCCTGCCAAGTTATCCTGCCGGTGCTGGAATAGCTCGATACATCCACATCGCCGATCTCGTTAATCTTCAGTACTTGGCCGGCCTGAATCTCTCCCTGATACGAAGTATCTACAACCTGACGCGCTACAAGTGCCTTATCGGTATTAACAATAAAGCGCCGACTCCATAGTGTCGGTTTAAAAAGTTCTAAGGACATCTTTGTCCCTCCTGTTTATTTGTTTCTCTCTGCCTCGAATAGTTTATTAAACACATCCGTAGGCATCTTCTTGAGTTCAGCATCGGTATAGTCGTGTATAGACTTACCGTCCTGAATCTTTACGTTTGAATCTCTCGGCTTTAAGGCGTTCGCACGCGCATCGTCAAGAAACTCGGCAGCATCACGGGCTTTCATATCCTCGATATAATCCTGAATCAATGCCTCTGTCTCCTCGTTTGTGTTTCCAACAAGGCGGCCAAATATCTTCGGCGTCTTTTTAAAACCGGCATCGCTTAACAGTCTTACCGCAAGGCTTTCTTGTGTCGCCCTCGTCTTTTCAGTCTCTGCCTGCTTCAGCTTGTTCTCAATCTCTGCGATTCTTTCGGCGTACTTTTGTTCGGCTGACTTTCCGGCATCCTCCGCAGCCTTCTCTTTTTCTTCAAGAAGCTTACGCAATTCGGCAACCGTCCTATCAGAACCACTCTGTGCCTTTCTCGTCTCTTCAAGCTGCTTCTGTAAACCTTGAAACTGTTCTATAGTTACAGTCTCTTTCTCTTCGCTCGGCTCTTGTGTCCCATTGTCCACATTAGCTTCATCTGCCATCACATTACCTCGTTATAAAATCATATTTTTGGCCGTATTTATTGGCCGTAAAACCATGCTCAGTTGCCCACGTCTCGAAAGTCTGATAAGGTTTCAGCCCTTCGCCCCGTATCCTTCTAAGCTCAGGTTCGTATCCATCTATCGTTTCCACAATCACGCATCGACAAGATATGTCCTGAGATGCTATTCCGCTTTGGTGAGGCCCTGTAACCTGGCCCCACGGTACACTGAAAAGCCCGGTAGTCGCGTCCCTCACGGTACCATCAGCCGCTGCATGATCGGGCCTTGTTCTGTCGTCAAGTGTTGCATCCCATACCTCACGAACCGCAACCCCGTTCTCCCGCGCCTGTTCTGCAGCTATCTGATTGCCTATCGTTGACGCCCTTAAAACCTCGGTGCGTGCTATCATATCGGCGTGTCGCTTAGACTTAACTATCCCCTTGTCACGGATCTCCTTTGATACCTGCTGTATGCTTTTACCCTTCTGTATGGCGTCATTCGCCGCTTCACCAATCCACCGCCGCGTATCGGCAGTATAGTTCTTAAACGCCTTGTCAAGAATCTTCGAATGATTATCTATTTCCTTAGGCGGTAAATACCGTGCAAGCCCCTGGAAGTCACCGGCAGTTGCCTGAGCTGCAACTACAGAATTAGGATTCACAAGGTTCCACTCAAGCGGAACCCCGACGGCCGTATCCATTGCCCACGCCGTTTTGAAGAAGCTCGCCTCAAAAGCTATGGGCCCTCCAGCCGTCAGCGCCTCTATGTTCTTCTGAACATAAGGCTGCACAACATTATCAAGCTCATCTATCAGGTTAGACACGCGCACAAACTGTGCAAGCTGCGCCTTGCTCATATCCTCAGTAACGCCGAACGTTTCATAAAGCTCTACAAGCTTAGACCGTATATCCCTGACGGCATCGTTATAATTCCCGTCTATCTCGCCGGCAAGTACACGCTCTATTCTGTCAGTCAGTTTCGACAGTTTCGAGTTCTTCTGTAAGTCCCTCGTCGGCATCGTCTATATCCTCATACGGAGTTCCGCGTTCGTTCTCAATCTTCAATAGCTCGGCTTCAGGATCGTCAATAAAACTCATCAGGCTAAACGCTGTCCCGGTAGATACAGTATTAAGCAGCAACTGAAGCGTCTCAGCCTCTGCCCTCAGGTCTCGCGGGAAGTTACGGGTAAAGGTAAAGTCAAGCGCCCTATAGTCAAGGTCTGCAATACCTGCACGCCGCCAAAAGTCAAAGATAATCTGATACTGAGTTCTAAGCGACTTCTTAAACTTGCGCTCTGTTATCTTGCTGCTGTTCTCCAAGTTAAGAAGCGCAACCTGCCAGCCGATAACACGCATGTCGCCGCCGAAGTCTTTAGACATATCAACAGACTTTGCAAACTGGTAAATGTTCTTTCGTATCTCAGCCAATAGGCTATGCACCGGCGCGTCTGCCAACTGCTTGTTTATAAAGCCTATCTCACCATTCTCACCAAGCGCAAATATACCGGTCTGCTCAAGCTGCTTGATAAACTTGTCGTCAATCAACAGTCCTGAATCTTTAACGAACATATAGGCAAGCCGTAACTGCTCAACCTCTGACGTAGTACTCGATATAATAGCGTCATATGCGTCTATCAGGTCGATGACTTTCTCAGGCTCGCCTGTAAGCAGCGAATTATTCTCAAAGGGTAGAACCGGAATCACGTCAAACTTATTCTCAAGAAAACCGCCTGTGCCCATAGTCTCATCAATCGAAAAGTTCAACCTGCCGTCATCTATCCAATACGTGATGCCGTTTATATCGTACCACTCAGCTACCGTGTAATCCTTGTATACCGACTTGTCTCCAAACTCCTCAGATCGAATAGTGTAATACCGAATAACCATCTGCGGGTCATCAACGGCGCTATCGTAAACGTATATCACTTCCCACGGTTTCCAGTTCTTACTTCTCAACCTATCCTTATGGTCAAAATATATATGCCTGTATCCTACACCGCAAGCAGCGGCATAAAGCACCATCTCAGAGTTGTCGTCCTCGGCATCGTTGTCTCCCTGCCACTCGGAAAGAAAGTCACGGCCTTTATAAAAGCCAGCCTCATTGAATACATCGCCCTCGGTGTAGTAGTCACGCTTAAGCGTTACTGAAACCTCGTTGCCCATGTACCCGACTTTTGTATCAACCACATCGGCGTAAAAGTCATTAGCTGTTCTGCGGTCTACCTTCTCATAGTTTGCAGGCTCCCGCTTTTTGATCGGCACACCGTCAAGCGTATACCGCTTCCACAAGTTGACAAGCCTTGAGCCGTCGCCCTCTCGGTGCTCTACGATAAGCGACTTAAGAATCTGGGGCCGTAAGTCTGCAGCAGCTTGTAGCGCCTGCGTTATTTCCTTTGTAGTCTGTATCACTTAATATACCCCTTACCGCTCAACGTATGCCTCTACTAACTCAAGCTCTATATCATAGGCGTAATATGTATTAGCTCCCCTGTCTACCCAGTACTGTATCTCATAGACCATCGCCTCATGGGGGCCTACCATAACGCGCGTTACCATCCCGCTGACATCTGAGCCTTTTACTTTTACCTCGTCTCCAGGTCGATAGTCGATGTATACCGCTGTCATTTTAAATACCCCTTCCTCAGTAAATGCAAGCCACCGATACTTGCGGTAAACCGTGCATCATCATCGGTCAATATCGCGCCCTTGTAATCGCATATATCATACGTGTAGCCAAGCTTCTTGTAAGCACCGCCTGAATCTATATCGTACTTCCTGGCCTTCTTATTTGCGATACGCTTAAAGTCCTGATCGTTCTTACCGTACGCCGCTATGTTCTTATATGACCTGCTCATCGCCTGACCACCGCGCTTATCTGTGGTACGGACCGCCGGCGGATAGGATCTACGCTATAGCGTACGGCGTCGATTCCGTGGTTATAGTCATCTATCGGCTTAGGCTCAAAATTGCCGTCCCTGTTCTGGCTCCACACGTACTCTTGAAATTCCGTAATAAGGTTAGCGCTTCGCTGCGTAATGTGTATCTTGTGGCTCCGTAGCCAATCAATACCAGCCCTTACACTGTCCGGCCCCTTCTCAGCCCCCGATACGCGTACCCCTGCAATCTGCAATTCCTTTATGCTCTTAGGCTCGGCACTATCAGCCTGTATCCCTTCACGCTCGATCTTCAGCGCCTTTATCTTAGTTGCAAGCTGCTGGTTCGTAAGGTCCTTTTCGTATATAAGCTCGTCAAGGTATATATCATCACCATTGACGTACACGTCTACAAGCGCTGCAGGGTCCACGCTAAAACCAAAGTCAAGACCCATGCTCCGGCGACTATGTGACTTTACATCATCCGGTATGCGCTCTATCACATCCCAATCAGTGAATACGGCACCCGCGCTATCACCGTACTCACCAAGTAGAAACCGCCGCCGCTTATCATCCGGCAGGTGCTCAAGGACTTCCTCGATATACCCATCGGGAAGGTTTTCACGGTTATCACCAGGGTTCAGCCGTAAACAAGCATAGTGCTTTCTGTTCTTAACCTTCTCGCCGGTCTCCGGGTCCTCACCTAAGATAAAAAGCTTATAGCTCCAATGATGCTTACTCGGCGGGTTGCAGTCATAAAACGCCTTGTTCCTGAAACCCTCTATCTTCTGCGCAAGCCGCGTCATTACCGTCGTAACTGTCTGCCAAGGTATCTGGCTTACCTCGTTAAGATATATCGTCGCATACTCACGGCCAAGTATCTTGTCTACCCGGTCCCGGTCGTCCAGGCCGTCAACCCATATTTCAGAATTCCCGATCTTGACATAGTGGTCAGTTTCATTCCATTTGACCGCGGCGCTAAGCCCCATGTACCCGATAACGTTCTTAAGCGTATCAAGCCATATAGAGTTACGGGCGTGCGCATACCTGAGCCGCGCTATAAGATGCCGCGACCCGTCATACTTCGCCGCAAGGTAAACAATGACGAGGCATGTGAAAAACGTCTTTCCGCTTCTTGCCCCGCCGTATAGCAATATGTTATGAGCGCCGGATGATACAACATCAAGCGCCTCTTTCTGCTTCTTAGTAAGCCCGTCCTCTAAGTTCAAAGCTTACCGAACCCGTCCGCCTGTACATTGATAGATACACCGCCCGAATGCTCAACCTGCTGCTTATCGCTCCATCCAAGCTGCTTCAAGCTGAATATTGCCATAGTCTTGTCAACCTCTCCACGCAAGCCCATTCTTTCAAGCTGCGCCTCTTTCTTGTCTATGCACCCTTTTAGAGTGTCATTTAAAGCTTCAAACTCATATAGTTTCTGGCGCGGTATTTTATTCTGATATGCAAACTCGGCGACGATAGGTATATCAGTATTTTCGATATACTCAGCGAAAAGAGCTCTTATCTCTTCGAGTTTCTTGTCGTCATATTTTACCGGCCGTCCCATTATATCCCCTTATACCTTGCAAGGTA